AAGTTGACGACGTATTAGAACTTGATAATAGTGGAACTGATGGAACTGGAGCAAATATTGTCATTGGATCAGTTTTAGGTAAGGCTGTTGATTCTGTACAGATTGGAGTTACTACTTTCCGTGAAACTGAGTTAGTTAAGACCAAAGAAACGATTACTGGGGTAACAACCGTGCCTCATGGTATTGCAAGTGGTGAAAGTGTAATTCTAAGTGGTATTAGCACTGCTGACTTTACTGAGTTCAATGGTATTCGCAAAGTTAGCGTTATTACAAGAACATCTGGTCTTTCTCAGTTCTTAGACAACGTAACTAACACTGGTGTTAGCACTGCGATCTTCGTTACTGATGTAAGAGGGTTTGAACCTGGCGATACGATTGGTATTGGTACAGAGACCATGACAGTCACTAATATTGACACAAGGTTCTCTAGATTGTTCATCAACAGAGAAAACTATGTTGGTGCTGCAATGACTCATGCAGTTGGTACTAATAACATTGTTTTAAAACCAACTAAGTTCTCTTTCCCTGTTGGAAACTCAACTGTCACTAGATTTACCTTCGAGAACAATACTACCTTCTTTAATCCACAAGAAACAGTCGGTGTTGGTTCTACAGGTACACATTACGACATTCCTCTTACTGGACTAAACACATCTGCAGCACAAACCATTGAAAACAGGTTTGTACCTCAACAGAGAATCTTTATTAAGGGACATACGTTCTTCACAGGTCAAGAGTTGACCTACAACATGGGTATTGGTGGAACATCTATTGTGTGGGCAAAAGTCTCTGCTGGTGCTACATCTGGTATCGGAACTCAGGTTTTAGAAAACGATAGTAGTGTTTATGCAATTAACTTTGAACAAGACTACATTGGATTATCTACAACTGGTATTCCTACAACAGGTGATGCAGTTTGGTTCTATAACGTTGCCTCAAATTCAGGATTTGCACATTCCTTCAGGACTAACTTCCCTAAAGTTACAACCAAGGTAGAAAGGTTCTTTGGTGAAGTTGGAGTGAGTTCTGTACACGAATTACTCACTGGCGACATTATTACACTAGATGCACTTCCACAAGCCGCTGAGACTGTTGAACTTAGGTATGATCCAGTCATTGCTAAGATTACAACTGCAAAAGTTGGATTCTCTAGATCTGACTTTACTGATGACTTGAGAAGTTTCAATATTGGGGATGATGATTTCCAAAGTGGCGATAAAGTTGTTTATTACGACAATGGTAACACTATTGGTGGATTAGTTCATAATGAGACTTACTTTGTACTTAGAGAGGACATTGATAACATCAAACTCTGCAAATACAAGTCTGATGTCTTTGAATCCAATCCTGTAGCGATTACAACTATAACAACACCATCTTCAACCAATCCAAGTTTCATTGCTAAGATTAATCCTTCATTAGAGTTCATAACTGGTAACATCATCACTTTTGATGTTTCCGACCAAAGTTTATTGGATATGAAACTTGATTTCTTCGAGGATCTCAATTTCACTCAAAGACTTGATGTTAATGGAACAAATGCCACTGGATTCAATATCTTAAGAGATGGTATCTCTGGAAACGTTGGATCTACAGTCAAAGTAACAACAAACACTGATTGGCCTAAAAAGACCTTCTATAACTTGACTCCTGTTGTCCCTTCCGACGCTAGAAAGTTATATGGATCTTCTGATATGGATGTTACAGGTAGAAACAACATAACATTCAAAAATGTCGTTCTTAAGACTGATCATGAAATTATCAGAAAAGATGATAAGACATTTACCTTCAACTTGAAAGAAAAACCAACTGCACCTCAAAGACTCATATCTAGAGTCGGTGTAAGTACAATCACATATAGCACTGCTTCTAAGAACGCTAGAGGACCTATTGCATCTACAAAGATCAATTTCCCAGGCAAAGGATACACTGTTCTTCCTAAAGTCATTGGTTTTGCTAGTACACAGGGTAGAGATGGTATTGTTAAAGTTTCATCTCCTGAGATTGGTCAAATTGACATTATTGAAAGAATCAAAGATGGATTTGACTATCCTACTGATCCTACTCTACTTCCCTTCCTAAGTGTCCCTGCAATCGTTGATATCAGTGGTATTGCAAGGATGGATGAGATCCAAGTGGTTGATGGTGGTACAAGATATAATCAACCTCCTACACTTGCAGTTCGTGGTAATGATAAAGTAAAAATTGCTGCAACTGTAAAAGGTGGATCTGTTGACAAGGTTGATATCATTGAAAACGCTTTTGAGTTCAGTGAACCACTCAGTGTTATTACAACCAATAACTCAAATGGTTATGACATTGATGCCATAACTCATAGTGGTACAAGTGTTACAGTTGAACTTCTTTTAGACCCACAGTTCAACCTTCCCGTAACAACAGGTTTTGCATCTACAGATGTTAAGTTGCCATTTGATGTTGGTGATAAGGTATTTGTTGAGAACTGTAGAATCAAACCATCTTCACTTGCAAATGGAGAGGGCAATTTCAACTCTTCTGACTATGACTTCTCATTCTATACAGTTACAGGTGTAAACACTACAAATTCTACTGTTACATTTGATATGGGAAATGCTCCTGGCATTTCTACTGTCACCCTTGGTTCTTACGATGACGATTTCACTTTAGGATCTATTGTGAACTTCAATGATATGGCGAAGTTCAACATGACAATCATTGATGATGCTAAGTTCCTATCTGGTGAAAAAGTCACATCTACTAGATTTGAAGGATTTGTTGCAGAAGGTGGTTGGAAAGGTAATATTAGTCAACTTAGATTGAGAGACACTATTGGAACTCTTAGATCTGGCGACACATTGGTTGGTGAGGTATCTGGTTTAGTAGGTAATGTAAGAGATGTAAACAGATTTAGTGTTAGAACAACTCTTGGTGTTACTAGAGATAAGGTTACTAAGAATGACATGAACGTTGGTATCCTCAACGATTTCAGTCAGAGATTATCGGATAACTTCTACTTCCAGAAGTTCTCATACTCAATCAAGAGCAGACTTCCATACACCACATGGAAAGAGTCTGTAAGATCTATTGTTCACCCATCTGGATTCTTAGAGTTCTCAGACTTAATTGTTGAAAGTGATTCCAAGAAAGATGCAGCTGCACTTGATCTTGTAAATGTTGGTATCGCCAAGTCCAACAATATGAAGGTCAAGGCTGTCGATACTAAAGTTGATCTCATCTTAAACATTGATAATGAGATTTACATGGGTAAGAGATCCAACTTTGCCATGGTAACTGAGGATGATCAATTACCAAATGGTTCAGTGCAGAGAATCTTCTTCCCAGAAGGTAGACCAATTAAGAGTTTCATCATGAACAAGACTAACAAAGTCTTGAACTTAGATGATATCTCCTCTGGTTTCAATGGTTCTCATGACAGAACAGGAACATTAGTTGGTAGTAAACAGTTCTCACTCTCTGTGGGTGGTGAACCTGTATTTAAGAAGTCATATAATGCTGCAGCAACTGCCAATGTTGATCTTGCATTGAACATCATTAGTATCCAGAATCATAACTTCCAGACTGGCCAGACTGTGCTTCTCGACACTCAAGGTGGTTCTAAGATTGGTATTGCAACCACCTCTCATACCACAGGAACTAAAGATATCATCATGGCTGCTAAGGCATCTGGTGTTGGTGGTAGTGCAATGTTTGAAAATGGATATAATGTCCAGATTCCAGGTCCTGTTACAGGAACCGCAGTGACAGAAAATCCTCCAGGCTCACTCTTTAGGATATATGGATTTGGAAATCCCAATGGTGGATTACCTGGCATATCAACTAGAGGTAGTGGTGCTACATTCCAAGTTAAGTTTGATTTTGATCAAACCACTGGTCAATGTATATCTACCGCAGTTACTCTAACTAATGGTGGATCTGGATACTTTGTTGGAGATGTAGTAAGTATTGCTGGAACCGATTTAGGTGGTACAAATCCTGCTAACATTCTTTCATTCCCAGTTACAAAAGTTACTGGTACAAGAACAGGTGTTCAGACATCGTATCTTAACGTTCCATCGACAAACAATGGATCTGGTTCTGGTGCAATATTCAATATCACTAGAGATGGTAACTTGGATGTTACCGACATAGGTATTGTTTCTGGTGGTACTGGTTATGCCTCCACTAACGTTATCTCCATTGCTGGTACATATATTGGTGGTGCTACACCTACAGATAACATCTTCTTAAGTCCAGTTGAACTTGGAACTGATGTGATGCCTGATGAATTGTTTATTCAGAAGGTTGATGATGTTAAGTTCAGAATCTCTGGTTTATCTACATCATTACCATTCCAATTTACAGGTCTAGGAACTGGAACTCACTTACTCAAGGTTGCTGATCCAAACAAACAGGCCTTGATTATGATTGATAATATTATTCAAACTCCTATCAAGAACAAGAAGTTGGGAGTAGAGGTCTCTGACCCAGTTGGACCAAGTGATCAGGGCATTGCAATCGGTGCTGGTATTGGTTCTCTTTCCAAAGGTGACATCATCAGAATGGATGATGAATTGATTAAAATTAATCAAATCGGAGACACAACATTTGTACAGGCAAGATCTGCATTGGCAAACAGTACAGTCGCTACCGATTTCTATTATGATACTAAGAGAGTTAACTCAACCGTGACTAGAAGTGACAGCACATTTGCTACTCACGATGATAACCCTCCATATTAACTATAAATAAAGAAAAAACGTTTTTAAGTAATGTCTAAACAAGGGATTAGTACTGGTTCGGCTCCTAATGATGGGACGGGCGATACCCTATTGGCAGGGACTATTAAGATAAATGATAACTTCAACGAGATATATGATATTTTCGGAGATGGTACAAACCTTGTAAGTTTTGTTTCCTTTGCCAGCACTGCTGGGTATTCCACAAACGCTGGTATTGCATCAACGTCTGTTCTTGCTGGTCTTGCAGCGAGTGTTACAGGTAATATTGATATCAATACAACTGGTGTTGTGACATCAAGTTATGCAGATGTTGGTAAGATTACAATTCAACAGCCTGGTGCAATCACAGATGGTCCTATTGAAGTTGGATTTGCGGCAACAATGTTCCGTATCAAAGCAGACGGAATGGTCGGCATTGGAACATCTTTACCTACATCACAATTAGAAGTTGCATCATTCTCAGCAGAAAGACCAACTATCTGGGCAGTTGCAAAAGGTAATGGACATGGATTGCGAGTATCCGATGATGCAGTATCAGATAACAAGTCTTTTGTAGTTACTAACGAAGCATATACTGGTATTGGTTCTACCGCTCCTAGATGTAGATTGGATGTTAGAGGTGATATTCAAGTCAGTGGTGCAAGTACCCTGATGGATCAGGTTAACTTCAACTCTGATATTACAGAAAAAGTTGTAGGAAACTTTAGTGATCAGTTGAATGTAAGTGCAGGCGGTACGTTCACATTCGACTTAGCACAAGGAACAGTTGTTCTTGGAGGTATAACCACATCTGTTTCTTCTTGGGCATTTACTAATGTCAATCCTGACAACAGTAAGGCAACAACAGTTACTCTAATCAATAATGCTGGAGTCGGATACACATACGGAGATTCCTGTACAGTGAATGGAGCATCTATTGCAAATGGTGTCAAATGGGTTGGTGGAAACCCACCGCCTGCAACGGCCAATGATGATATTCTAACCTTTAGTATAGTGCGTGATAGCACTGGTGTTACCAGAGTCTATTGCAGCAGTTCTATTAACATTATTTGAGGAAGACGATTAAATGTCAACAAGAGTCACGCCAGGATCAGGAGCTCTACTAAGACCGTCTTTTAACTCATTGTATGGAGTAGTCCAAGTTGAAGTTTTAGACGGTGGTACAGGATACGCTGCAACAGATCCCCCAAAGATTACCATTGAAGGAACAACCACACCTTTAACAGAGGGTGTGTTTTTTCCTGTAATTAGTGGTGTCGGAACGATATCGGAAGTTATCATCTTCAATACTGGAGTAGGGTATTACCCAGTGTTCAGTACGTCTACACAATCTCAGGTTGTTGTAGAGAGGGGTGCTTTTGGTACTCTCTCCACTAGTCATACTGTTGGTACTGCATATTCTGTTTTCACTGGTGACTATAACATCATTGATGATAATATCTTCTTTACTGATGCACCATATGGTCAAGCAGGACCTATTGGATTGCAAACAAGTTCTTCTTTTGCTGGTAGATTATTCTCTAGAAAATTAGACCCATTTGATCCAGCAGATAAGAACGTAATTCTTGATGATATTGCACTAGAATTTACAGGTGTTGCAGGTACACAGTTTGACTTGTCAGAAAACCTTGGTGTAGTAACTTCTCTGTACAACAGTGTAAACACAGGTGTTGACATTAACAACAATCCGTTTATTTTGATAAACAACGTTGTTCAAACGCCTGGTCTTGACTTTGAGATTGTTAATAATGCAGATAATAAGATTAACTTCCTGAGTGGAGTTCCTAGAGCTGGAAGAATTAATAAAGTTGGATTACAGACTGGTTCAGGATATTACTTACCCCTGAAAGCTGCAGCGAGAGTTGGTGTTGGATCAACAGGTAGTCTTGAGTTTATTCAACTAGAAGGAAAGGGACAAGGATATAGAAACCCACCTAAAGTCACTGTAAGGTCTTCACAAGGTTTTGGTGCAAGTATTACTGCACATTTGGGTACATCTGCTGGATCGGCCGTTGCCATCTCTACAGCGGATTATAACCAGTTCACAGGTGTCTGTACATTTGTTACTGGTGGTACATCTCATGGATTTGTTGAGAATGATTTAGTTAGAATTACAGGTGCTGGATTTACATTTACTCCTGTCTCTGCACTGAGAAATATAAACACATTTGGGTATGATTATGTAACTGGTATCGCAACTATTGGAGTATCAGGTGGCCACTATATTGGAACTGCAACTAATAGAAGTAGAAATTTACTTGTAAAAGAAGTTCAAGTTACAGATGGCATATCTACAACTTTATTCAGAGAAGACGCATATCCTATTGTAGAAGTAATTGACAGTCTCAATGTATTAGTAGATTGCGGTGTTAGTACGATACCACTAGCCTATGTTAGCGGAGGATTAGTGCGAGCAGGCGTTGATACCGCAATCATGGAAGGTAGAAACGTCATTGGTTTTGATGTTCTTAGTGGACATACTACAAACACGTTCAGAGCGTTCGTTGGTGTCTCTACATTCCCACATCAATATGTCGGTGGTGGTGTTGTAAACAGAGCAGAAGCTGGAATCGTTACAAACTTCACTATTGATAATGGTGGAACAGGATTCTTTGGTGCCAAGACTGTTGGATTCCTTGAAGGAACTCCTGTAAATGGTATTACAACTGTTACTGCATTTGGTAACAAGAGTGGAGACGAGAAGAATATAAATGCAGTCGATTATGACTTTGTTTCTGGTATCGCTACAATCACCTCTGCATCTGCTCATGGATTGACAACTTCCAACGTTGTTAAACTAACTGGTATTGCATTTAGCACTGGAATTGGTGATATCATATTCCCTTCAAACGCAAACAGATACTTTGGTGTTGTAGGTGTAACAAGTACACTTAATTTCCAAGTAAATATCGGTGCTGCAATGACAACCACTGGTATTCATACTGCAAATGTTGGTGCTGGTATTGGTTCATTCATACCTTACGAAGGTCATGGATTGGAGACTGATGATTTTGTGAACGTAACTGGTATTGCGGTTACATTTGCAAGTGCTCCAGCTGTTCGTGTTGGTGGTGCAGAATATGATGAAACATCTGGTATTGCAACCATCTTTACTAGAGATAGACACAATCTTACAGAAGATGATTGTGTAATACTTTCTGGTATTGGATTTACTTGCGATTATGACCCTGCATTGAATGTATCAATGGCTCAGTACAGTAACGTAACAGGAGTTATGACTGTTACTACTGCCGCACCTCATGGATACAAATTAGGTAAAGATGTTATATTATCTGGTCTTGCATTTACATGTGCGTTAGACGGTGGTACTAGACAACATTACTACCCAAGAAGTAGATCCACTGCATACGATACATCTCTACCTATTACAGGTTATGCTGGCACTGCACTTGCAATAGATGTTGGTGCTGCACCTCCTAAAGATCAATACACTCACTTATTCTCAGAAGCAATCAATGGTGCTTTAGTTTACGGTGGTGACTATGATCATACCTTTATTCGTGCAATAGATGGTGCATTACTTACTGGAGGACCTTTTGCACATTCCTTCATCGGTGCAACTGCAACATCTACCTTTGCAGGCGGTGATTATGCACACACATATGTAAGTTCTGATGAAAAGACTATCAAGACTGGTGGAGACTATGCACACACCTTTGATAGTGCTGTCAGCAATGCAATCGTTGTTGAAGGTGGTGGAGCGTTTACTCCTACTAATGCTGATTACGTTCCTACTACTGGTTCACTAATTGTAACTGTTGATGGTCATGGATTAACAGGACCTAGTCAACATTCACTTACAACTGCCAATTACAACCCGATTGTCGGTATCTTAACTATCACTGTTCCTAATCATGGATTCTCAAATGGTGATCAAGTTTTAATTGCAGATAATTCTATAGGTTGGAAGTGTTCACTTGATGGATTTACTACAACCAAATATTATCCACGAACCACTGATACTTTAAGCAATACTTGGGTTCCTATCAGTAACGTCTCTACAAACACATTTGAGGTCTTTGCTGGTATTACTACTAGAGTTGATTACACTGTGTCTGGGGCGGACTACACACCCTCTACAGGTATCATGACCATGAGTATCGGAACTCATGATCTAATAGCTGGACAAACCTTTAAATTCAAACCAGAATCATTAGGATTTACTTGTGATGCTGATGGAAACAGTCTTGTAAAATACTATCCAAGATCTAAGGATCCTACTTACAACACTGCTGTTCCTATTGTTAGTGTTGCTGGAACTACAGTTACAACTCAGGTAGGTATTACTACAGAAGTCAAGTACAACATTAGATTCGCTGCATATACACCGCAGACTGGTATTATGACTGTCTCTCTTGACAGACTTCATAACTTCCAAGTCGGGGAGGCAATCAAATTTAAGCCTGGATCTATCGTATTCAAATGCGAACAGGATGCTTTCCAAACAAATCATTTCTACCCAAGACCACAAGACCCTTACTATGAAAAAACTGTAACCTTAGTTGGTGCTGCTGGAACACTCTTCACTGTGAATGTAGGACCCACTACTTCATCACAGATATACTCCTTTGTTCCTAATCAGGGTGTTGCTGTAGATGCAGTTATCGCTGGTGGTGCATATCCATATAATTTGTCTGGTGTTGGTACAGATGCAATGATTACTGGTGGTGGTGACTACACTCCATACTGGTATCAAAATTCTACTACTGGTGCAATTCAAAGACCTACTCAAAAAGTTGGTGTTGTGACTGGTGGATTATCATTCAAGTGTGCTAAGGATAACTATGCAACGGTTCACGCATATCCTCGTCCTACAGACCCAATTCATAACATCAATGTTGGTATTGTTTCTGTCACAACTAATACCTTTGAGATAAGAGTTGGTGTATCTACAATCAGAGAACGTGGCATTTCCACATCAGTTTACAACCCTGCAACAGGTGAGTTGACAATGACAGTGGGTGCTGGACACTCTTACATCAATCAGTCATCTCATACAATTTCGACGGCAACGTATAGTACTAGTACTGGTGTACTAGAACCAACCATCACAAATCACGGTTTTGTTGCTGGTGAATATGTCAAGTTTGACTTAGAATCAATTTCATTCAAATGTGCTCTAGATGGATACACTGCAACTAAGGCATATCCAAGATACTCTGATCCATTCTTGAACGTATGGTTACCAATTTATAACGTTGGTGTAAATACATTCTCTGTTTATGTTGGTGTTGCAACTCAAACGGCGTTCCTTGGAGGTGGAGCTCACATATTTGAATCAGCAACTGCTGGTGGTCTTAAGAAGGCAAGAAATACTGTTGGCATCAATACAGGTTCTATTGTATTCACATGTGCCAGAGACAATCATGCTACAGAACACGCATATCCTCGTTCTTATGATCCTATTGGTGGTAACGTCTCTGTAGGTATTGGTTCTACTTCAGCAACTACACTGACTATCAATGTTGGTGTATCTACAATCGTAAACTACGGTATTACTACTGCTGCATATACACCTACCACAGGTATTATGACGGTGACTTCTGATGCTCATGGTTTTAACGGTTCATACGACGATAAGACCATCCAGTTTGCAACCTATGATGCTGGTAGTGGTATTATGACAGTCACCACTAATCAGGCTCACGGAATGATTACTGGTAACAGAGTCAACTTTAAGAGAGACTCTGTTAGATTCAGATGTTTGATGGACAATAGAAAATCTATCAAGAGTTATCCAAGAGCAAAAGATCCATCAGATCAACAGTGGTTATCTGTAACTGGCATTGATGAAACTAACTTTAGTGTCAATGTAGGAACATCACCTCTTGTTTATCATGATCCTACAAGTGGTTCTTATGATCCATTTACAGGATTGATGACTATAGATATTGGATCACATACACTTAAAAAAGGAACTGGTGTAAAACTCAAAACAAGGGGATTCAAATTCACTTGTGCCTTAGATAATCATGCGACAAATCACTTCTACCCAAGGGCAAGCGGCATATCTGGTCCAGACCCTGCTTACAATACTTCTGTTAAGATTACTTCTACAACAGATACTACAATTACACTGGATGTAGGTAAGTCATCCAACCAAACAGAACACATCTTTGTTTCTGCTGCTACAAGTTCAGTTATTAGTGGCGGTAATTACATTCATACATTTGAAAATGCAGATATAGATTCACTGTTGATTGCAAGAGATACAGTTGGTCTTGCAACTGACTCCTACACATGGAGATGCGCTCAGGATAATTATGCAACTGATCACACATATCCTAGAACCACTGATCCTATTCACGATGTAGAGGTTGGTATTGTTTCTACAACTGCCAATACATTCACAATGAATGTTGGTATCACATCAAGAGTCAAATTCAATATAACCAATGCTACTTACGATCCTAACAGTGGATTGGTAACTATGACGACTGATACATCTCATGGTTTATCCACTACGACTGCTGTAGGTTTAGCAACGAATGGATTCGTGTACACATGTACAATGGATCAGAACTCTACTGAACATGCGTATCCTAGAACTACTGACCCTGCACACGATACATCACTGTATCCTAGTGCCGTAACTGCTAACAACGTCACTGTAAACGTTGGTGTTTCTACTAGAGTAGAGTACAACATTAACCATGCAGACTACAATGATGTGGTAGGTATTATGACTATGTTCTTACCTACTGTTCATGGCATCACAACCGCAGCTGGTGTTCCTAGAAATGTCAAGTTAAAGAATGAGTCAATATACTTTACATGTTCTAAGGACGGATATGCAACAGCACATGTATATCCTAAAGGTGGAGATCCTTACTACAATGGTTCTCTTGTTAATAGAGTTATTGACAATAATAATATTGAGATTCAAGTAGGACCTTCAACAACACCTAGTTTCTACAATGGTGGTGGTACAATTCAAGGTGTTATTCTTGCACCTAGACTTAGAAATAATTCTCCAAGTGGTGAGGACTTCGCATCAGGCGGTACATTTGTTGATAAGATTATTGACGATCATACTTACGTTGTAAATGTTGGTATCTCTACAGTAGATCACATCTATGCAAGAGGTGGTATTTCGCAACAGGGTAAGAGAGTTGCTGCTTCTAATGAGATTGGATTCTCTGGATTTGACGTTATCGAAAAAATTGATGCTGGTAAGTTTAGAGTTAATGCTGGTCTTACAACTGAAATCGCACTCTTCAAGAGAGGTGGTAGAATTGATAAACCAGTATTCCTAGACATCACAGAACCAGACGGATACTTCAACAGAGACCTAGAATACATTTCTGGATCAAGTGGAATTGGAACAAATGCAGTTGTTAACTTCCGTGTCAATGTGGATGGAAACATTGGTGAATTTGATCTTATTGAAGAAGGAACAGCATACAAAGTTGATGAGGTTCTAACTGTTTCTGGTATTGCAACCAACCCTAGAGTTGGTGTTCTAACTGAATTCCAATTAACAATTCAAGAACTTGAGAATGATACATTCTCTGGATTCTATCCAGGCCAGTTCATTCTGTTTGATGATATTTCTACATTCTTCAATGGTTCTCGTACAAAGTTCACACTGTCTGTTACAACCAGTGGTGTTACTGAGATCTTAAGTCTCAAGACTCTGCCTGGTAGTGATATGGATATCACAAATAATATCTTCATCTATATCAACGACATTCTACAGACTCCACAGTCTTCTTACACATTTAAGGGTAGTAGAGTCATCTTCTCTGAAGCACCAAAACCAAACTCTAAGTGTTCTGTATTCTACTTCAGAGGATCTAAGAGAGACGTTGAAACTGTTGAACCAGTTGCATCTGTCAAGGCTGGTGACGTTGTTCAAATCAAAGAGAACAAACTTAACCCTGCTGACATTGATCAGTTTGAGAGAACAGGTAAGAGAATCGTTGCTTCTGACGTTCTTGAAACATTCTCTTACGACAGTATCGGTATTGATACTAACACCGCTGCAGAAAGACCACTTTCTTGGGAGAAACAGAGACAAGATCAAATTCTCTCTGGTGTTCTAATCTCCAAAGCAAGACCAGGCTTGAAGAGTAAGGTTCTTCCTACAACTAGAATTATCAAGAACGTTGGAGAGTTAGATGACAGAATTTACGTCAATAATGCTTTCCCTGTATTCAATGCGGTTGACTTATTAGTACAAGCTGAGAGAAATGTTCAGATCTTTGAAGATAATGAGATCTCTCCAGGCGTTGTTACATCTATTGTTTCTACTTCATCAAGTATATCCTCTCTAAGCATAGTTGATGGAGGAACAGGATATACACTATCAAATCCAACCGTTGCAATTTCTAGTGCATTAATTGAACGTAAAGATCCTATCTCTGCTTGGGAGTTTGATGCGATTACTGGTATCACATCATCTATTGAGTTTAGAGCAATAACCAAACAGGATCCATATGTTGCTGTTGGTGCAAGTAGTTTCTACATGAACACTAAGAGTGGAACATTCTGGGAGAGAGGTAGAATTGGATTTGGTGGAACTATCACATTCAACGGTGTGGGAGTTGGTAACACTGCAACTGGTGATGTGAACGTTATGGCTGTGGGTGAGTTTGCATCCATGGCAAGAGCAGTTGCGATTGGTAACAGTATCGGTTCATGGACTCCTATCAACCTACTAGAACAGAGACAAATACCTGCTATTGGTCAAGTTCAAACACTAGACAGTACCTACACAGGACATTTCCAAGATGTTATCTGGGAAGGAAGTAGAAATACATGGGTTGCTGTTGGTGCTGCTGGATCTATCTTTACTGCCGTTGGTCTTACAACCGCAGATGCTTTCAGTCAATTCTCAGGAACATTACAAACTCTAAATGCTGTTTGTTACGGTCAGTCAGAGTACATTGCCGTTGGTAATGGTGGAGTTATCATTGCATCTAATGATGGAACAGGTTGGGGAGATAAGACAAGTAATACCGTCTTTGACTTAAATGACATCATCTATGATGGTAATAGATTTATCGTTGTGGGTGACAGTGGTACTATTGGTATTTCAACCGATAAAAACTTCTGGCAACCTTGGAGTCAACAGTTGCCTGCTGGAACAATTAGCCCTGCAACATTTGACTTTGCTAAGATTAAATTCATTGATAATTTCTACGTTGGTATCTCTACAGTTGGTGATCTTTACTACTCCTTTGACCTTGCAAACTGGAATGAGAGACCTGTTGCTCATAGTAATGAAATTCGTGACCTTGTTCAAACACCTTATGGTGATTTTGCAAGTACGAGAGTTATCGCTATTGGTTCTGGAACTACAAACTTCTATGCGGATCCAGTTATCAATAGGGCATCAGCAACTGCATCTGTAACTGCTGGTGTAATTACATCTATCAACATCACTGATGGTGGATTTGGTTACAGGGTTGGAAGTAGTCCACCTGTGATTGTAGAATCTGATAAAACTAAGAGAGAAGATATATTCTCTGTTGATGCAGAAGGTGATTTTGGTGACATTGTAGGAATAAATACATGGTTGCCAGGATCTGCAAATGTATTACCAAGATTGGCCTTTACTCTTAAGTCTCAGTTCAATGATAATACTAATTTGGGTTATGGGTATTCTTCTCTTAATCAACTCGGCGTAAACTTCTCTGGATTGACTAAAGGAGACTTCTTTACTATCTACGATAGTTCATTAGTTGTTGGTCATGCACTGACTGGTATAACCACATCTAGTGGTGCAAATGAAGTTGTTGGTATGGTCACTGCTGGTGATTACCTCGGTGGTGTATTTAAAGTTGAACAAGTAACAACAGGAGATGCAGTTTCTGGATTAGTTACAGTCACCTGTGCTTTCATGCCAGGACCTACTCCTTACGGTAATAATACAATTCAAGTTGGAGTTGGTACAACTGCAACTACTGATACCTTCTGGGGTAAATATAGTTGGGGTAAATTACTTGGATATCAGAATCGTGGTGCTGGTAATCCTACAAGTTTCCTCGTCAATCCTATGAATGGAAATGTCGGATTATCCACTGCTGCGGTGGTCTCCAGAAAGAAACCACTAACTTAACCACTAAATAAACCTAAAGACTAGTTTTTTTAAAATGCCTGCTATCATATCCGAACAGTTTAGGATTCTGAACGCTGAGACTTTTGTACAAAGTTTCGTTGGTGTCGGATCTACAGTAAATAAGTATTATGCTTTTATGGGACTTCCAAATTCCATAGAACCAAAGGCAGGCGGTACTGCCACATGGGCTACTAATACACCAGCACCGTTGGATGGATTTGAAGAAGAATATTCTATCAAAGAATCTATCATTGCGATGAAAAAGGTGACTGATAAAGATGTTCGCAGACTTGTCAGAAAAGTGTCATGGGTGGCGGGTACTACATATGAAATGTATAGACATGATTATAACATCTATAATCTAACACCTATTACTAGTCAAGGTAGTCTGTACGATGCGAATTATTATGTTGTTAATGAAGACCTGAAAGTTTACATTTGTCTACAAAATGGATCAGACCCAGAGAACCCAAAGGGTAGGCCATCATATGACCAACCCACATTTGTTGACCTTGAGCCAAGAGCAGCTGGCACTAGTGGCGATGGTTATGTTTGGAAATATCTTTACACAATTAAACCTAGTGAAATTGTTAAATTTGACTCTATTGAATACATACCAGTGCCCGAGAACTGGGGAAATCAAGGCGAGACTGTTGCAACTAAGGCGAACGCTATAGATGGAAAGATTGAAGTGGTTGTGGTTGATGATAGAGGTTCTAACTACCAACCAATCTCAACCTCATTTGCGAATGTTCCCATTCTGGGAGATGGGTCAGGAGGAAAGGCTACTATTACGATTGACTCTTTCGGAAAAGTATCTGAAGTATTTGTTACTGACGGAGGAGAAGGATACACTCATGGATCCATCCAGTTTTTCCCAGGCGCTCCAGGCAGTGAGTCTGGCGGAGTACTTGCTAACCTTACCAATACAGGTATCGGAACGACATCGGTAGCAAACTTTAGTGTTATCATCCCTCCTAAAGGTGGTCATGGACATGACATCTATAGGGAACTTGGTGCATACAGAGCACTACTCTATTCTAGATTTGAAACTCTAGAAACTAACCCTGATATCATTGAGGGTAATGATTTTGCAAGGGTTGGACTAATCAAAAATCCCACCGTATTTGGCAGTAGTACTGAATTACTAGACACTGCAATGGTGAGTGGATTGAAAGCTTTGAAACTTGGTGGTATTACCACTGCAACAACCTATGCTGTTGACTCTGAGATTACACAGACGGTTGGTGTTGGTTCTACTGCGATTGGATATGTTGCATCTTGGGATAAAGTTACTGGAGTGTTGAAGTATTATCAACCAATGGGTCTTGCTTCTAGTGAAACTGGATACAAGATTGTCCCATTTACTTCTGTTCCTGATGCAGGGTATGGTGTAACGATTAACGGATCATCAGTGAACGGTTCGTTGTTATCTATTGATACCAGTTATAACGGTGTCAGTACCTCAATAAATAATAAGACCTACCAATTAGGTATGAGTTTTACTTCTGGTATTTCATCAGCGGAATTCAATACCAAATCGGGTGAAATAATCTATATTGATAATCGAACTGCGATTCCTAGATCTGCAAGTCAGAAGGAAGACATCAAGATAGTACTGGAGTTCTAAAGACAAATGCCACAAAATACCAACTTAAACTCATCTCCATACTTTGATGACTTTAATGAGTTAAAAAATTATCAAAGGGTACTATTCAAGCCAGGTTTACCTGTGCAGTCTAGGGAACTCACAACACTTCAATCTATTCTACAGAATCAGGTTGAAAAATTTGGTAAGCACTTCTTCAAGGAAGGTTCTGTTGTTATCCCAGGCCAGATTGCATACGATAACGAATACACTTGTGTTCAGATTGATGACAGTCACTTAGGTATTCCTGTTTCCGTCTACCTAGACAACTTGATAGGTAAAAAAATTAAAGGTGAAACTAGTGGTGTTACCGCTAAAGTAGAAACATATATTACAAACAGAACATCAGTAAAAGGAGCATATACTCTTTACATCAAGTACAACAGTTCCAGTGATACTGATTTCTCAAGAAAGACATTTGCAGATGGAGAAAATTTATTACTAGAAGAGGACATGAACTATTCTCTGTCTAGTATTAGACAGGGTGCTAGTTTCGCAACAACACTTATCTCAAATGCAGTTGCTACAGGTGCTGCAGCAAAGATTGCCCAAGGTGTCTATTTCATCAGAGGTTTCTTTGTTACTGTTGCTGACTCCACAGTAATTTTGGATCAGTATAACAACAAACCATCATACAGAATTGGTCTTCTAATCAAGGAAGAACTTGTAACTGCGTCTGCATCAGATAACGACTTGTACGATAATGCAAGAGGTTTCTCAAACTTTGCGGCGCCTGGTGCAGATAGATTCAAACTATCAACAACCTTAATCAAGAAGTCTCTCACAGATTTGAATGATGAGAACTTTGTAGAATTGATGAGAGTTGTAGATGGTGTTCTACAAAAATTCGTAAAACCTGGCGCTGATAACTATAACTTAATTCGTGATGAACTTGCAAGAAGAACATATGATGAATCTGGTCACTACTATGTAAAACCATTCCCTCTCGTAGCTAAGGAATGTCTTAATGATAGAACAGGAAATGACGGTGCGTTTTATCCTAATCAATTAACTCAGCAGGGCAATGTTCCTACTGAGGATTTGATGTGTTTATCCATCGGACCTGGCAAGGCATACGTCAAAGGATATGAGATTGAAACACTCAACACAACTACTGTTGATGTTCCAAAACCAAGAGACACTGCAAAGATTGTTAATGAGTCTTTACCGTTTAGTGTTGGTAGACAAATTGAAGTAAACAACGTTTATGGTTCTCCTCTACTTGGTATCAGCACAAGTTCTTATGTAAAACTATTCAACGAAAGAACCTCTACTGTTGGTACATCAAACGGTGAACAGATTGGTGTTGCTAGAGTCTATGATATGAAGTTGAAGAACGTTGGTTATGCCGACTCTTCTACAGTGTTTGAGACATCTCTGTATGACATTCAGACGTTCACATATCTACAATTAAACACTGGGACAACTGTACAGTGTCCAACCTATGTTACTGGTCAAAATAGTAACGCTACAGGATACGCATATACTTCTGCAAATAATTCAACACAATTAACTTTATACCAAGTTAACGGACAATTCCAAGTTGGTGAAGAATTATTCTTCAATGGTTTTACTTCAAATAGAAGTATTACTGAGGTAGAAGACTACGGTGTAGAGGATATCAAACAACTTGTTAGTAATGATCCTACAAACTATCCTTTCACAGCTGACCCTGTTCTAGGATTAGGGCATCTGATTGCTCCGATTGCAACACAGTTTACTGTTAGTGCAAACTCTGGTTCTGCATCTACAATCACATCTCCTAGTGCAAGTTTCGTAAACTCTGGTATTAAGACTGGAGATATCATTCAGTATAGTATTTCAGGCAACTCCGTTCCTACATTTAACAGAGTTACTAATACATCTGCTGTTGCTATCAGTCTTGAAGCTACTGTAGATGTTGAAAATGTATGTTCTGGTGCATTACCTACCTCTGCCGTATCTGCAAACGATCTGTTCAAGGTTACTTTAGAAGTTCAAAACAATTCACAAGCATTCTTGTTTAGTGAATTAACTAAACCTAATGTTGCATCTGTTGAATTGAACGGTGCAGATATCATATTCAAGAAATCCTACAACGTTACAGTTTCAAGTAATGCTTTTAGTGGAACTTTAGAAACTGATGCTGATTTGACTCTTGAACCATTTGATGAAGAGGATTACAACCTTACATTTAAGACATCTGGTAAAGTTGAATCATTAACAGATCAAAAACTTACAGTTAGTGGTAGAACTGTAACCTTATCTGGTTTAGACACTGCTTCTGGTGCTGCTGTATTGACAGTTACTTGGAAGAAAGTAAATGTCAAACCAAAATCAAAAATATTCAAAAGAGCAACAACATATACTTTAAACAAGTCCTCGAAAACC